ACAATCAATGGAGTTGTAATCCGTTCTAAATCTCAGGTCAGGTTTTTTGTAGGGGATAGTACAACAACGGTAGCAAACTCATTTGGTATAATTGGTGGGTTAGCTAGTCAGGAAAGCGGTATCTCATGGGAGTGGGGAGAGCTTAACGGCATTCGAGCATCCTGCACCACAAGCGACTATATAGGTAGAACAGAGTTTGTACTTCATGGTGATTATGATGGGAAAGTATATCAGCAAGAAAAAGGTACAAGCTTTAATGGTCAAGACATTACCAGTGTTTACGCAACTCCGTATTTAGATTTTGGAGACACTGAAGTAAGAAAAACCATGCGGAAGGTAAATACCTTCATCCGTGCAGAAGGGCCAGTAGAACTCTTTCTTTCAATGGCTTACGATTGGGGCGATTACAATACGCAACGTCCTTCGAGTTACTCACAAGCTAGTTTAGGTGGGCCAGTAGAATATGGT